ACCCAAGAAAAAGAGCGTGTGGCTACCGTTTGTGGCTACGTGTTAAAAGTTGGGCCTTTGGCGTACAAAGATTCTGCTAAGTTTGGTGACCAAGCCGAACCTTGGTGTAAAAAGGGTGACTGGATTATTTTTGGTCGTTATGCTGGTAGTCGTTTTAAAATAGAAGGCGGGGAAGTTCGTTTATTGAACGACGACGAGGTTCTTGCGCGTATTAGCAGCCCAGATGACATTATGCATCTGTAACATGGAGATCTACCATGCCTGAAGAAGTCCTAGACAAAGAAGAGCAAAACGATGATGAGGAAGTTCTTGTCTCTGTTGATGAAGATTCTACCGAAGGTTCTACCGAAGATTCTACCTCCCAAGAATCTACCGAAAAAGCTAAGACAGAACCCGACGAAGAATTAGAAAATTATACCGAGGGTGTCCAAAAGCGGATAGGCAAGCTAACAGCCAAGATGCGTGAAGCTGAACGGCGTGAGCAAGCAGCTTTGGAGTATGCCCAAGCGGTACAAAAACAGTTAGAGGAAGCCAACCAGCGGTCAAGTTCGTTGGATACCTCTTACGTAAACGAGTTTGAGAATCGAGTTAAAACCGAGGGCGAGCTTTTAAAAGAAACTTTAAAAAGAGCGATTGACCGTGGTGACATCGATGCCCAAATCGAAGCCCAACAACGTATTGCAGCGTTAGCAAACCAACAAGAGCGTCTTGCTTACGTAAAACAGGAGCAGGAGCGCCGCAAGGCAGCCCCCGCACCTCAGCAACAGCCTTACCAACCACCAAAGCAAGCCAAACCGGATGCCCGTGCTGAAGAATGGGCAAGCCGTAATGAGTGGTTTGGTAGTAACGAGCCAATGACCCTAACGGCTATGTATTTGCATAAGCAATTGACCGAGGTTGAGGGTTTTGACCCTACTTCGGACGATTACTATGCCGAGATAGATAACCGTATGCGCACCGAGTTCCCGCATAAGTTCCAAGCGGGAGCCAAACCCAAGCCCAATGGGGGGCCGAAGGTAGCCTCGGCTAGTAGGGGCGGTGCTACGGGAAACCGTAAGGAAGTCCGGCTCACTCCGTCTCAAGTTGCAATTTCAAAAAAACTTGGTATAACTGAACAACAGTATGCGAAGCAATTGCTCCGTATGCAAAATTCGTGAGGAAGGTTACATGACCGAAAGAAGCCCACGCACTTCCCAAACTAGGGAAACAGCCTCCAGACCAAAGCCTTGGAGGCCACCGTCAACACTGGACGCACCACCCGCTCCGGAGGGATTTGTTCATCGTTGGATTCGTGAGTCAATCATGGGTTACGACGATAAGAAAAATCTTTCCGCTCGCCTCCGCGAAGGTTTTGAGCTAGTTCGCGCCGACGAGTACCCAGATTTCGAAGCACCAACCGTCCAAGACGGTAAACACGCAGGTGTTATTGGTGTCGGAGGACTGGTGCTTGCTAGATTTCCCGTAGAGACACGTAAACAGCGCAGTGATCATTTCCGTCAACAGACGAAGGATCAAATGACTGCTGTGGACAATGACCTCATGCGGGAGCAACATCCGTCAATGCCTATCATTAAACCTGAAAGGCAGTCTCGTGTAACTTTCGGTGGAAACAAAGAATCCTCCGATTAAAATAGGATCTGAGCAATGGCTAATTTAGATGCCGCATTTGGCCTTCGGCCTTACAAAATGCTCGGTGCAGGTGCAAACACCAACGGTGTTATGTCCTTCGATATCCAAACTACGGCGACAGCGGGTACCTCCAGTGTAATATACGAAGGCACCCCCGTTATCCCCTTAGCAAACGGTATGATTGACATCGTAGGTGCCGCCGACGGCGGAACTGTACCTCTACTGGGTGTATTTATTGGTTGTAACTATACTGACTTGAACGGCACCCCTACGTTCACTAACAAGTGGCCTGGAACTGCTGCTGTCAAGTCTGGTACGGCTGCAACTGCACTTATTGCAGCACACCCTGATCAGTTATTCCTGATCAACTGTAATGCTGCCGCAGCGGACTCAACTGTCCATGCAAATGCTGATTTGGCTACTGCTACCTCAGGTGATGCCACCACAGGTAAGTCCAGTGCTGAACTAGATGTATCCACGGTGAACACTACCAACACCTTAAACATGCGTATTGTCGGTTTTGCTGATCAGCCAAACAGTGACGATGCAACTGCCGCAGGCCGTTTGGCAATTGTTCAACTCAACAACCACTTCTACCGCTACGGTGCTAATGGCACTGGCGCAGGTATATAAGGAGAATAGGAAATGGCGATTACTCGTTCCCAACTCCTAAAAGAACTTGAGCCAGGATTGAATGCCTTGTTCGGTATGGAGTACGATAGGTATGACAATGAGCATGCCGAAATCTTCGAGACTGAATCTTCAGACCGAGCGTTTGAAGAAGAGGTCATGTTAGCAGGCTTCGGCCAAGCACCTGTTAAGGGTGAAGGCGCAGCGGTATCTTACGATACAGCTAACGAAGCGTTTACTGCTCGCTACACTCACGAAACAATCGCGCTTGCGTTTGCGATCACTGAAGAAGCCGTCGAGGATAACCTCTACGACCGCCTCAGCTCTCGCTACACTCGTGCTTTGGCTCGTAGTATGGCTAACACTAAGCAGGTCAAAGCAGCTTCTGTTTTGAACAATGCTTTTGACACTAACTTCACAATTGGTGATGGTGCTGCACTTTGCTCAACCGCGCACCCAACTGTGGGTGGTGGCAACTTCAGCAACACGCTTGCTACGCAAGCTGACCTCAACGAGACTTCGCTAGAGCAATCATTGATTGACATCGCAGCGTTTATCGATGAGCGTGGCCTGAAGATTGCACTGCAAGGACGCAAGCTAATTATCCCTCCTGCGCTGCAATTCGTTGCTGAGCGTTTGATGGCTAGTAACCTGCGCCCAAGCACTGCTGATAACGACATCAACGCGATGCGTAACATGGGTATGTTGCCTGACGGGTATGTGGTCAACCACTTCCTAACAGACCCTGATGCGTTCTTCATCAAGACTGATGCGCCTAACGGCTTTAAGCATTTTGTCCGCTCTGCGATCAAAACTTCTATGGAAGGTGATTTTGAGACTGGCAACGTGCGTTACAAAGCTCGTGAGCGTTACAGCTTTGGTGTGTCGGACCCACGTTGTGTGTTCGGTTCCGAAGGTGCGTAATCGTTTCACGTGAAACGATAAAAACTGAGGGGGGCACTTGTGTCCCCCTCTTTTTTTGCGTATAGTTTGACTCGTAGGGCATCACAAACAGCTTAACAGACAGGTCTATGCCCCCTGACTTTGCACTTACTGTTGAGCTAATCCTTGTGCAAGAGGTGTTTCACTATGGGTACTACTACCTTCTCTGGTCCTGTCAAAGCTGGGACAATCAAAGATACTACTGGTTCTACTGTTGGTACTAATGTAGCAAACGTCGGCTTCGTTTTGATGGCGCAGTCTGCAGTTATTGACATTGCAGGTGCGACTAGTGCAAACCAAGTGGTTGCTACTATTCCTGCTAACTCGCAAATTGTAGACGCTATCCTTAACGTGACTACAGCTAATGATGATGGAACTGCTTCTACCGTAGCAGTAGGTACTTCTGCTGACGCTGATGCGTTTATCCCAGCCACAAGTGTTCAGTCTGCTGGAACTACTCGTGGTACGTTGGACACAGAAGCAACTGATGTTGGAACTACAGACCTACAAGTATTAGCAGACTTCACTGCAACTGATGGTGACGGAACTGCTGGTGTAGCAACAGTTACTATTCTGTATATCCAGAACAATAACCTTTCTTAACTAGGAGGTTGATATGGCTGGTTCTGATGTAAGAGCCAAACGCCTCACTGGGGTAGGATCGGCTGGGGTCGGTCCTGCTCGAGGTCGCCAGATACAGGTTTTAACTGGTGCTGGGGCGGGTAGGTTAACAATCACAGATGGTAACGGTGGCGCAACTGCACTAGATATCGATTTCTTAGCTAGTGACTCTCACTCGGTGAACATACCAGACGAGGGGATAAGGTGTAGTGATATCTACGTTAGCGTTGCTACAAATATTTCAGCAATGACCGTCTTTTACAGCTAGGTAAAAACATGGCTAGAGAAGTATCGTCAATAAGTAGAGTAGGAACCTCGGAACCATTTGAGTTACAAGTAGCTCGGGGTCAAATCTCTTATCATACAGTTTTGTTCAAATATGGGTATAACCCAAACATTATCAATGTGAATGAAACTATATGGGATGCTGGCGGGATATATGCTTATCCTGCTAGTGCTTTGGCTATGACTGTTACCTCTGCTTCTGGTGCTACTGATGCTGGTGTAAAAGTGACTTTGTCTGGGTTGGATGCAAATTACCTAAACCAAACGGAAGAAGTTACCTTAAACGCTAGTGGCACATTCACCACAACGAACACTTACTTAAGAGTATCTAGAGCGTTTGTATCTGGTGCTACTTCACCTGCTGGAAATATCACCATAACCAATGGTGGTACTACTTACGCCCAGATAACTTCTGGTGAAAACCAAACCTTGATGGCTGTGTATACCGTCCCTGCTGGTAAAACCCTGTATATAAACCAAGGTACTGCTACTCATGGAACTGACACTTCTGGTGCTTACATGACTATAAGGTTTATGACTAGAGAATCAGGCGGTGTGTTTAGAACCAGAACAAAGATAGATGTGACAGGTGGTGAAATATTGTTTCCTTTTACTTATCCCATAAGGTTAGAGGAGAAAACAGATTTGGAAGTCCGTGCTATTTGTAATAAAAACCAAATAAACGCGGTCTCTGCTACATTTGAGGGTGTTTTAATCGATAATGGGAGCGCATTGTAATGGCAACCACTAAATCGGTTAAGAGAACTGCATCTGGTAGACTTACTTATCGAGGTGAAAGTTTTTCGGGATATAACAAACCAAAAAGAACACCGAATGGACCAAAAAAATCAGCAGTGTTGGCTAAAAAAGGGGATGAGGTCAAGTTAGTCCGTTTTGGCGACCCTAACATGACTATTAAAAAGAATATTCCGGGAAGACGGTCTAACTTCCGCGCTCGCCACAATTGTGACACCGCAAAAGATAAATTTTCTGCGCGGTATTGGTCATGCAAAGCGTGGTAAGTGGAGGAACGATGGCTAAGACAGTACACGAGCTTGAAGTTGAGTTTACGGAAATGCGTACAACTCAAAAGCACATCTACAGCAAGGTGGAAGAGCTACATACCGATATGCGGGATGTCAAAAAAGCTTTATTTCAAGCTAAGTGGGTTTTAGTTGGTGCGGTAGTTTTTGGTGGTTTAGTTAATAGCGACACACTTTTGCAGCTACTCAAAGGTTTAGGCTAGTGCCGATAACACGCGGACAAGAAACCAAGCAGGTGACTACAATGGCAAGAGGTCTGTACGACAACATAAATGCTCGTAAAAAGGCAGGGACTTCCCGCTCTAAAAGCGAGTCAACTATTTCTCCGGCAGCATATAAGAATATGCAAGAGGGTTTTCCTATGAAAGATCGTAAAAAGAAAATGGGCGGTGGTTCAATGATGGAGTCACCCCGAAAAGCTATGGCAATGGGTGGTTACGGTGAATCTACTAAGCGTAAGAAAATGCGCTACGGTGGTGACTCCGGTAGCAAAATGGTCAAAGGGCCATGCTCATAAGGACTAAATGATGGCTGTATCTGGTTCAAAAGATTTTGAGCTTGACGTTGCCGAGTATGTTGAGGAAGCGTTCGAGCGTTGTGGATTAGAAGCCCGTACCGGCTACGATCTGCAAACCGCTCGTCGTTCCCTTAATCTTATGTTGGCAGACTGGGCGAATAGGGGGCTTAATCGGTGGACGATTGAGCAGACTTCTGTTAGCTTAGTGCAAGGGACAGCCGCGTATAGTCTAGGTGCGGACACAATAGACATTTTGTCTGCTGTGGTGCGTACTAACGCAGGCCAAAGCAACCAACAAGATATTAGTATAT